CAGGACTTGCTCATGGCTCTTGAAATTGCCGGTTTCGTCACGAATCGATATGCCTAAAATATCAAGTTCACGTTTTGCCAGACCGATCCCCACTTGTGCTTCGCCAAGTTGTTTTGCGAACTTTATGAGATTATTATCCATCGTCTGAATAGTCTCACCGGATTGCTCACCAGCAAACCTAAACGTCTGAAGTGCAGTTGTTGAAATCTGCAACTTAGTCGCCATCTTCCCGATAGTATCAGCTGCCTTTAATTGCTGATTTGCAAAATTGATAAATGCACGCGCTCCCATAACGCCGGCTAACGCACCAAATGCAACCTTGAGTTTCCCAACTCCTTTCTGCATTTTTGCGACGTTACCGTTTACGGACTTAAACGCTTGTTGCGTCTTATCCGTTGCCGTTATTTTAATGTTGGTTGATGGGCTAGCCATTATTTCATTCGTTCATTTTTAAGGTCGAAGTATGCTGACCAGAGATTAATTTCCAGAGTTGATAATTCCATTATTTCGTCCAGAGATTTATGCAAAATTTCTCCAAGTTGAAAACAGAAAAATATGTCTGCATGTTCACTCAAGTTTTTTTTAGAGTCTCATGGTCGTCGGACTCATTCCCCATTTTCGTAACAATTCCAGACACAACATCCGGATCGACTTCGTGCATAAGAGTCGCCATGTGTCCTTCCTGAAATAATTGTTTACCGTCTTTATCAAGTGCGCGGATTACTAACGTCATGCACAAGGCTTCTGAGGATTTACCATCGCTCACCAGTTTAAAAATCTTTTCTTGAGCCTTGAAGTTAATCAAAGGTTTAAAGTAGATTTTAAACGGTTTGCCTTCTTCCCCCCACTCCGGAACATCCAAATGAAGTAACTCTCCATTCAGACGCTTCCGGAAATGGTTCGATGCTTTTTCAATTGCAGTAGGTTCAATATCCATAAAACCCCTATGCTACGACGGTCAAGGCTCCTGTACCCTGAACGGTTATTGATGAATTAACCATGTCCCCCAATGCACCGCTTTGGCTTGTCGCTGTCACAATGCCTGTTCCTGCGAAGGACTCAGTCTGTGATGATGTATTTGGGAATATCTTAATATCGACGGTTTCACCGATCACTAAGTCTGCTTGAACCGCATTGCTCAAGTCGTAGAGAACTTCGCACGATGCAGTCCATGACTTAATTCCAGTTGTGAAAGTCTTGGAAGTATCACCCATGACAGTTGTTTCTATGCTGTCTGTAGCTTCTTCTATTGACCACGATTTAAGGTTATTCGTAGCAGCTAGGGTGCCCCCTGAAGTTATAGCCTGGAATACCCCGTCTTGTCCTTTATATGTTGCCATAAGTACCTGTTTTTATTAATTAAATTGCTGACTCTGGATTATTATCCACATTACGATACTCAACAATATAGTTGAGCATCACCGTACCGATCGGCTTTGCGCCTTCGGCATTAAATTCAATAGTTGTAGAAGATAAAAAACTATTGTTGGCTAAATTGTTAATGCTTACATCACCCGCCAAAGCCACTTCGACTTCTTTCGATATATCATCCAACGTGTCATCCGGAGTTGTAGCACCGACGACCCCCTGAACGATAACATTTAAGAAACGAGTCATTGGTCTAGGCGACGCGATTTCAGTCACCTCCGATTCTTCGCTAGTTGTGTAAACCAAAAGACACGGAAGCGAACCATCCTCAACCGGATAAACTCGGCTTTGAAATACATTGCTTCCAGTTGTGCTTAAACCAGTAACATCCGTTGCGATCCGCTCACGAATTGATTGTCTCAAATGTGCCATCTAGACCCTCAAACGAAGCTGAGTTAATCCTTCATTATCTGGTGAAACCTCGACAACTGTATAAGTCGTTCCGGAAACTGCCAGAGTGTCACCATGAGCAACATTGGAAACGTCGGAAGTCCTAACAACCGCAACCGGCTGAGAAGACTGAACTGTAGTCTCGCCCGCTGATTCCTCGAAATACTCGCGTTTCAGCATAGCTGTGATTGTACTCGCGGATGATGCGCTTGTGTCAGTATAGGTTGAGGACACGCCCCAATCTTCGAGTAACTCCAAGCGCATTGCATCGTCTTCGACTGCCATGATTATTTTTTACGTTTCGTAGGCGCTTCCACGTTTGAAGACGCTAGTCCGACGGATCGGTTAGTATCTTCCGGTGTGGCTTTGCCTGTTTCAATTAAACGCGATGCTTCCCCTGAGTCCATGAGAACGGTTGTGCCTTTCTCAAAAGATCGACCCTCAAAGTCAACATTTTCCAAGATTTTGATTTTCATGACTTTGCCTTTTTTGTTGGTTTTTTATCATGGGAAGAACCGCCGGTATGTTTGACGGCTTTTCCCATTGCAATAAGATCGTTAGCAATATGATCTTCGACATCGATAGACGCCCCCGCTTCCACGTGAGCGCCTTTAATACCGCAAGATTGCTTAATCTTGATCTTCATGTTGTTGTTATATCCAAGCAAGCTGCAAAACTGGCAGCGTGACGAACTGCGAGATCGATTTCGCTAAATACGATTATCTGAACAGTTCCGTCAGTACTTGAAGAATATGGATCGACAAGGATGTCTGGTGATGCATTCCACGAAGCGAGTATCAGCTGGCTCCAGTCGCCGTACACCATTGCAGAACAAGAACCTGAAGTTGAACCCTTAGTCAAGTCACTTGGACAATCCGTTGTGAACTTTATTGGATAACCATAAAGATTGTCCCAAGGTGCATTCAGAATCATTACACTATCGGTACTGGAAACCCTTGCAGTGTTAGCCAGTTTAGATTTCACTTTAGGATTAGTTACAAATCCGCAAGTTGCCTCATTAACATTTGCGTTATCCACTTCTACTTCCTTCACTAGACCTGTAACCATTGCCCATGTAGGTGCCGAGCCATTGGTCGCAAGTCCGATACTGCCAATTCCGCTTACTTTCGTTACACCAACGGGTTCATTCGATGCATTTCCTTCAAGTGCAACGTCCTGTATCTTGGAAGCAATAGCATTCACAAGGTCGTCACGAACGATTTGCTCAATTGATGGGTCTGACTCAAGTAAAAGTAACCTACTCACCGATGACCTGGCGCCAAGAGTCTTCGCAGAAAGTGAGATTTGTGCAGTTGTTGCAGTCTGATCCGCTACCGCTCCGGACTCTGCCACAAAAGCTGCAGCTGCTCCGGCGGAGACTTTAGGAATTGTTACCTTAGTGGTCAGGCCACTCATAGTCCTCATTCCAAGATCAGCTAAGACCATCTTCGCGCGTAATGCACCGATCCACTCTGAACCTAGTTGTGCAGTTGGTGCGAAATAACCTCCGGACGCATCTGTACCGACTGTTAATTCACGCTTTGCCGTGTACATATCACCGCGCCACGCATAGTCAGGTACATAAAAGCCTTGTGGTTGTCTTCCGGACTTGTGAGCCATCTCTTGACTCATTTCTGCTTCAAATCCTGCACCAGCCCAATCACCGCGTGAAGCTGCATTTAACGCCCTCAAGAATGAATAGCGTTGCTGTTCCTTCGGCTTGATGTCCACTGGATCATCGACTGAAGATAAAGGCTTAGACTCAATTTTATTAAGCATCTTTTCGCGGAACTCAAAAAGACCTGTTCCGTTGTGTATGCACTCATCGGCGAAGTCGCGCAAGTTGTGGCGAACTCCTAACGCTTGCATTTCCTTAACTTCTTTTGCGCGTTCGGCGAGTGCTTCCTGCCTGA